AACACATAACATAGAATTCCCAATACAATCTGGTTGTTTAGTGCTGCTGCTGCGAAGTGTCCCATTACCAATCCGTTAAAATAGAAACTACAAATAAAAATAAACCAAATAAACACATGAAAACAAGTATGCCTAATTGAATGAAGATCTCATGTTCCATAGTCTTCTAAAGTAATTGTCTACTTCATTCAATCCTTCTAATGGAGGTGGCATAGTTTGTTCTGCCCACCCCAAACAGAAGTCAATCATGTCCGTTGTAACTTTATCTACACCATATATTCTTGAAAAAGATGATGCTGCGAAATGAAACCGTTTCCTAGTGTGCGGTGCCATTTCCCTTATAGTGTTCGGTATCATAGTAACCTCCCTTCTTTGATCCAAAGTAAAGAGTGGCAATCACAAATGGAATTGCCAATATGATTAAAAATTTACCAAGCAAATGTGCCACTACATTCCTCCTCCATTTCTAAATCCTATAATGTATCCCATGATCAAACCACACATGAACGCAACAAACATGTAAAGCATGTGCGAAAGAAAATCAATGAATATAATCCATTCAGTCGTCGTCATTGTTTTCGTCTTCGTAAGATGATGGTTCCTCAAAGAGTTCCATCATCTTCTGTTCAGTAACTCTTTGTTGCAATTTTTCTAAATCTTCGTCAGTGAATCTAATCACTAGTAAAGGCTCTCCTTTCGTAACTTCATTCATTTCTGGGTGTTTTGTAAGAGGATCTTTTGAATATCCCCTAAATCCATTTACTACCATCCATCCCTGAACTACCATAGAAATGGCAATTACCATCAGAACAAACCATGGAACTAAGAAAATCAATTCAGAGTGATTTTGAGCCATGGCAATAAAGGAGGAATAACACCCACAAGTCTCAAAAGTCCCTCAGCAAATAAAGCAAGAACAACCCAACCAACGCACATAGAAATAATGGAAGCATTCCGATTGTGTCTACGTATAGCAGCATCAATCATCTCCTGAACTTCAGTACGACTTACAAACTCATCATAAGGTTCCATCATTCTTCATCTCCAAGAAACTTTGCTAGAGGATCCTTACGATCTTTTACGATCGCACATGCTCTTTTATAGAACATGTTATCTGTATTTCCAGACTCTTCAAATGTTTTTTTTATTTTCACCCAATTCTCATAGGTGTGTTGATCCATGGTATTAATGTGAAATACTTACTAGCTATGATAGTCAGTATTTCTAGAATGTCAACAAAGTGTTCATTTCGTAACACAGTTGAAGAAAATATTAAGTTTGTAATATATCTAAACGGAAGGTAGGCGAATCGAACGCCTAAGGGCTTTAACACCTCGACTGTTTTCAAGACAGCTGCCGTCACCTATCGGCTTGACCTTCCTTATCTAATTTCAAAGTCCAGTTTGCGAACTTTACGTTGTCTTCTCTGTTCTTGCCAAAGAATATCTTCATTGGTAAGAATATTTTTCTTTCTTTGAGATTGATAAGAGTTTAACATAACGACTAACGATAAGTCAACCGCTGAGATCTTTTCACCCCTAATAGTTGCCATGTTAGGACAACCGCAAGAAACAGTCTTGCTTGGATGCCCCTCTAATTCCTTACTACAGGAACGGCATCTAATTTTAATATTATCCATTGTTATAATGTGATCTTACTTCTTCAGTTTTTTATGTATTTATAATAATTAAAAGAAAATTTCTATTCGGATTGAGAACATTCTAACATATATTCTACAGTATTAGCCACATCATTCATAGCATCTCTGAGAAATGGTTGCTGTCCAGATTCCATTCTAGAAACTGGACGACGATTATCAGTAAGAGTCCATCTCCAAAGTTTCATATCACCGCAATACCAGAGGTTAATTTTCATCTGGGAAATATTCACACATTCAATGGTATTTAACATTACTCAAAAACTGGAATTACAGAAGGATTCCATTCATCACGAACTGCTTTCATAACATGTGCTGGTGTGCCATAGTAACCCATATGCATCCAAACACAATCAATATATCGTAAATCCTCTCTATCTGCATCTACAGTGAAAGAATCACAATACTGAACAATATCATAGGGTACTTCTACAATAGGACGATGAGGAAGAGTTGGATTTTCAACAAAAAATGGTATAGTCATAAAAAAGGGGTCCGAAGACCCCAATATTATATCACATTTATTTTAGAGTTTCAACGGCAGCAAGGGATTTCTGTCGAAGACTCTCGGGGAGAGCTACATATCCAAGAGAATCAGAAAGACCTTGTGCTTCCTCACTCAGCATATAACGCAGAGTGTCCTTTACAGCAGCATTGTTCTTTGCTTCAGGATAAGCAAGAATCCAAGTCAGAGAAACAATCGGATAAGAATTTTCACCAGAAGGATTTGCATCAGCACCACGGAGTTTATCATCAAGAATGATTTTGCTCAGACCAGCAGATGAAGTCTCTGCAGAAGCAGTTACATAGTTACCATCCTTATTTTGGAGAGAAACTTGTTGGAACTTACCACCAGAAACATAACCATAGTTCAGATAACCAATAGAACCAGGAGTGTTTTTGATAGATCCAGCAACGCCAGAGTTGCCCTTAGAACCAACACCAGTAGGCCACTTTACTGCCTTACCAGTACCAACTGTTTGTTTCCATTCTGGAGAGAATGCACTCAGAGAATTAGTAAATCCTTGAGTAGTTCCAGAACCGTCAGAACGATATACAACCTTAATCAAACCATCAGCACAACCGAAGGTTGACCAATTAGTAATCTTACCAAGGAAGACATCGGCAAGTTGTGTTTGAGTCATTTTGACATCACAACCAGGAACATTATATGCGGGAACGATGGCACCACCAGTCATAGGAATTTGAACAACTCCCTTTTCAGGAATCTTCTCATCCTTAATAGCACCATCAGATGCACCAAAATCAACTGTTCCAGCAACATACTGACGAACACCAGCACCACTACCAACTGCTTGATAGGATACTTTATGACCACCAGAAGTGGCATAGTCATTAAACCAACGCTGATATAAAGGTGCGGGGAAGGTCGCACCAGCAGCAGTTAGAGTTTGTGGAGTAAAAGTAGATGCAGTTTCAGGAGCTGAACCACAAGCAACAAGTGTGCCGCCAGTGGCGACAGCAGCGAGAGCAGCAAGAACTTTTTTCATATTACCTCTTTACAATATTATCAGAACTTATACTTGGTGCCGAGTTCAACTTTCCAGTCACGAGTCGAGTCACCATTGAAGATGTTCTCAAACTTACCATAAGCACCAAACTTTTTGGTCAGTGCAACAGAAGTACCGACTTCAAGAGCAGTAAAGTTTTCAGTACCACCACCATCAGGAACTTCTACACCCAGACCACCTTCGACATAGGGTTTAAAGTTACCAACTTTCCACTCGTAACCAATACGACCTTGATGAACCGACTTAGAATACTCTTCATCAGTTCCTTTAAATTCATGCTTGGACTCAACGTAGGGTCCTGCAAGGGCAGGTGCCGCTACCATAGGAAGTGCCAGTGCGGCAAGTGCGATTGCTTTCATTTGAAATACCTTTTTGTAATGTTTGCGGGTTTGTCATTTGAAGACCTTGTAATTTTAACACGGTCTTCAAATTCTAGGGTTAAATTCAAGTTAAGTTCATTTAAGAAGAGACAAACCTCGGTATATAGAGTATTTTTACCTAAATTTAACGTACATTAAGGCACAAAAAAAGGACCTCCGTTAGGAGGTCCTGATTTTATCTGATTAAACTATCAGAAGGTGAACTTCACACCTGCCTTAGTGCCGTAACCATTGTCAGCACCGTTAGCACCAGTTGCGAACGCAAACTCACCATAAACACTCAGGTTCTCGGTAGCAGCAACACTACCACCAACTTTACCAGAGAATACGGTGTCAGACTCAGCACCATCAGGGGAGACGATTGAAGGACCACCCTGAATGTAATAACCCAGAGCACCAGCACCACCTTCATAACCAACATGAAGATCGGTTACGGTGCCAGCATAGTCACTACCAGTGAAACCAGAATTAGCTTCAACGTTCACGTAGGGTCCTGCCATTGCAGCACCAGCGAAAAGGGGAGCAGCAGCCAGAGCTGCGAATGCGGATTTAATCATTTTTGATACCTCGTAAATTTTCTCGCAGAGTAATACCTGCGGATGTAAAGAGACTCGACATGTCTCTGTTGAACTTCGTGACTAGGCGAGTAGTTGAGGCTTCATCACGTTTTTATTTATTAAGTTTTACAACAATCGGAAAATAGGGTTTTCCGAAGCGAGTGACGAGGATCGAACTCGTGATTCCAACTTGGAAGGAT